TATAAAGTTCTCCGTATTGTATTTATCGATAAATATGTATATGCCAAGATTAAGTTTATATAAACCAACTAAGAGTAAAGACTACGAATTTTTAGATAATATTATTCGAGAGCAATTTACTGTAGGTGGTACTGACATACACATTCACAAGTATATCGGCACCGACGATGGTAACACTACTAAAGATCATACTCAAATACAAGATATGATGTTTTTAGAAAACAGAGACAGAAAATATGATCCGGATATATACACAACTAGAGGTATCTACAGTGTACAAGATATTGATTTTGATCTAAGTCAATTTGGACTATTTTTAAGCAACGATACAATATTCTTAACTATACATATTAATAGTAGTGTTAAGACGCTTGGCAGAAAAATAATGAGCGGAGACGTTATTGAATTTCCACATTTAAAAGACGAATATGCTGAGAACGATTTTAATGTAGCTCTTAAAAGATATTATGTTGTCGAAGATGTCAATCGTTCTGCAGAAGGATTTAGTCAAACATGGTATCCACATTTATATCGTGTAAAATTAAAACAAATATACGATGGTCAAGAATACAAGGATATACTTGATCTTCCAGCAGAAGAAGGCAGTGATAATACATTAAGAGATTTACTTTCAACATATGAAAAAGAAATGCAGATTAATAATGCTGTAGTAAGTGAAGCAACTGAAGAAGTCCAACAAAGTGGTTATGACGTTACTTCATACTTTACCTTAAATACAAATGAAAGTGGAGATACTGAATTAAGTAATACTAAAGACGTAGACGGACTTAGTGAAATGGTTCCGCCTGATCGTCCAGGGTATAACGGCTATTTAGTTGGCACAGCATTGCCGCCGAATGGGGAAACAGTTTTTGGACACGGAATAAGTTTTCCAAGCAATGCACAAGATGATGATTATTTTTTAAGAACTGATTTTATGCCTAACAGATTATTTAAATATGTAAACGGACGTTGGAATAAAGTACAAGATGTTCAACGTGCAGACTTATATGGATCTGATACTACTAATAACCAAAAAGGTTCGTTTATTAACAATGATGATGCAACTACTACTGTAGCAGGCGAAACATTTAATGAAAAGCAAGGGCTTTCACAGGCTCTTAGACCTAAGGCAGATAATTAATGCAACATTTTTATGACAAACAAATAAGAAGATACCTTACACAGATAGTACGTATGTTCAGCAATTTTACATATGCTGACGGAAAAGGAGATTTGCGCACAGTGCCTGTTAGTTATGGTGATTTAACTCGCCAAGTTGCAGGAATTATTCGAGACAACAGTGAAAATAAAATACCAAGTGCGCCACGTATGTCTGTATATGTAACTGGACTAGAAATGGATACGTCTAGATTAAGTGACAGTAGCTATGTAAACAAACTTAATATACGAGAACGTGCGGTAGATGCTAACGGTGTAGAATACTTAAAAAAAGAAGGTAAAAATTATACAGTTGAACGTTTAATGCCAACACCGTATAACCTTACTGTTAATGTGGATATTTGGTCAAGTAATACAGATCAAAAATTACAAATTATGGAACAGATATTAATGCTGTTTAATCCTAGTTTAGAAATACAAACTACAGATAATTATATTGACTGGACTAGTCTAAGTGTAGTAAATTTAGAAAATGTAAACTGGAGTTCAAGAAGTATTCCGGTAGGAACTGAAAGCGAAATTGATATTGCATCGATGACTTTTAAGAGTCCAATATATATTAGCCCGCCTGCTAAAGTTAAAAAACTCGGTGTTATCCAAAATATTATTACAGCTATGTTTAGTGATACTGGATTGGAAATCAACATAGACGACAGTGCTTATGCACAAAGTTTAGTTAAAGACTTACCAGTTAACGCTGAAGAAAACGCTGTGCCTGATAAGATGTTAGGCAAGCGAGAATCATTAACTAGCGAAACTACATTAGTTACTACTAGTCATAATAATTATGATCTTATCTTTATGAATGACGGAACTGGGGGATATTATGCACAATTACTTGGCAAAGGTCAATTAGGTGCAGAAACATGGACAGGTTATATTCGATCAATGCCGCAATTATTCCAACCAGACATTACAGAATTAAGATTGCAACGATCTAACGGATATGAGATTGTAGGAACAGCATCTATTAACCCAATAGATGAAACTATGTTAAGTATAAACATAGACAACGATACATTACCAGATGATACTGTTATTAATGGCAGCACTGGTATTGATGCTATTATCGATCCTACAAAAGGAAATCCACAGTTACTTCCTAATACAAATCCTAGAATATTATTACTAGGAAATGTTGGACATGTACACCGAGGTAAGTTTACTACAGATAATAAAATATTACAATACGACACAAGATATCCTTATAGCGATGTTGTAAATGCAAAAGTATTTGTTAATGGCATCTCTGTAAATGCTACACACTTTACTGTTGATTCAACAGCCGACACTTATCAAATAAGATTTAATGACTTTTTAAATGTAAACGATAAAGTTGAATATGAATTATACCTAGACGAAGATGGTCCTGATGCCTGGAAAAATGCAGACGGCACAGACTTTGCAGCTAGTGTAAATGACATTGTTGAATGGAATGGTTCTAACTGGACAGTAATACTCAAAGCTAATGAGCAAACAGACGAAGCGTTTGTTACTAATTTAACTACTAGAAAACAATATAAATGGACTGGTCAAGAATGGATTCTTTCGTTCGAAGGTGAATATCCAGACGGCACCTGGAGACTTGCATACTAATGTAAATATTAGTATGAGTGACATTGTTTGTAGTGGTGCATTATTTTATAATCTAAGCACCCAAAGATTCTTATTTTTACATCGATCAAACGGCAAGCGTAGTAATGCTGTATGGGGTCTTGTCGGCGGCACTAACGAAGGTTGTGAAACACCGTGGGAAGGATTGCGTAGGGAAATAGACGAAGAAATTGGCGCTGTTACAATTAAAAAAACTATACCGTTAGAAACGTTTGTTAGTAACGATACAAAATTTAAATTTCACACATACTTATGCTTAGTAGATGCAGAATTTATTCCTACATTAAACAGCGAGCATGACGGGTATGCATGGTGTAGCTTTGGTAAATGGCCAAAGCCTTTGCACTATGGTTTGCAAAATACATTAAACAAGAAAGTTAATTTAAAGAAACTAGAAACTGTCTTTGAAGTAATTAATTTACTTGACTAATTTAACATTTTAGTATATAATAGTAATATGAAAATTATAGTAATCGGCGACATAATAATTGATAGATATGTATTTGGAACTTCAGAGAGATTAAGTCCTGAAGCTCCTGTACCTGTAGTTCAACAAGAACGTGTTACAGAAACATTAGGCGGTGCTGGATTAGTTTACAATAATTTACTAAGTTTAGGTGTTGATGTAGATCTGTTTGAATACTCTCATCAGAAAAGTGTAAAAACACGAGTTATATGCGACGGCCATTATATTACAAGAATTGACGACGATATCTTTATGGAAGGCTGTGATACAATAGGCCTATTGCAAGATATTGATTTTACACTTTATGATTATGCAATATTAAGTGATTATAATAAAGGCTTATTAGGCATGTCGTTTGAAATAATTGAACACATTAATAATACATCTAATTGTAAAGTTATAGTAGACCCTAAACGACCTGCAGATAATTTTAAAGGCGCATGGTTAGTAAAGCCTAATGATTTAGAATTTACTAAATTTCAGTTTAATAGGTGGCAAGGTAATATTATTACAACTAATGCAGACAAAAATGTTATTGCTACAATAGACAATGTAACATACGATATTCCTGTAGAAACAGTTGAAGTATCAGATGTTACTGGAGCTGGAGATTGCTTTATTGCAGCATTTGTATATGCACTTACTAAAGGGTATGATTACAAACGTGCAATTGAACTAGCAGTTAAAGGCTCTACAGAAAGTGTTAAGCACGTAGGCACATACACGCTACAACAGCGCGATTTAGAAGAAAGAGTAGTCTTTACTAATGGAGTATTTGATATACTACACAAGGGTCATTTTGAGCTCTTAAAGGAAGCGAAATCTCTCGGTGCTAAACTAATTGTGGGCATCAATAGCGATGCTAGTGTAAAACGTCTTAAAGGCGAAACACGCCCAATTA